GTGGCGCTATAGGGGACACAAAACACTCGTCCATCAGTCAGCAGAACTCCTCCAATGTAGGCATTACTCCCCGGATATGTTCCTGTTGGCGTGGTCAGCGTATCGGTTGCAGGATCGTAAATCCTAGCTGTAGTGGCACTAAAAGGAACACAAAACACTCGTCCATCAGGGAGTAAAACTCCTCCAATGTAGGCATTACTCCCCGGATATGTTCCTGCTGGAGTTGTCAGCGTATCGGTTGCGGGATCATAAATCCTAGCTGTAGTGGCACTAAAAGGAACACAAAACACTCGTCCATCAGTCAGCAGAACTCCTCCACCGTAGGCACTACTCCCCGGATATGTTCCTGTTGGAGTTGTCATCGCCCCACTCGTCAATCCACGGGCGCGGTTTTTGGTAATGATTGTGTTTAATGTCGCTTGAAACCTAGACCAATTCGTGACCTGGCTTCCGTCACGCCATGAGTCGATGGCCTCTAGGTTTTCGGCGGTGTTGGTTGCCGTCCGTGCCGCCGCCGCATTCGCCGACGCCAACACAGCTAGACCAGTGGCCCCAGTTGCGCGAGTGGTGGCGGTGCCCGACCCTGTCCGGTCAATCAAGCCTGTGGTAGTTAATGCCGCAATGGCCGCAAGATCTGCGTCATAGGCTTGGACATTCGTGCCAATGGCTAGGCCCAAATTTGTCCGAGCATTGGGTGCAGTCGTCGCCCCCGTTCCACCATTGGCAAGGGCCACAACGCCAGTGACATTGCTAGCCGTCCCAGTCGTGTTCTGATTGAGCGTCGGTACGTCCGCTGCCTGAATGGCAGACATCACCACATTCGTGCCGTTGCCCCGCAAGTATTGACCACTGGTGACAGCCCCAGCCAAGGCATTGATGGCTCCCTGTGCTGTGCTTGCCCCAGTACCTCCATCGGTAATGGCTAGATCGGCTATGCCCGAGATGCTGCCTCCAGTAATCGCGACATTCGACGCCGATTGAGTTGAGATGCTACCCAGCTCAAGTGTCGTACGCATGTCGGCAAAACTTGAGTCGTCTAGCAATTGCTTTGCACTGTCTGTCACCGTGAATGTGGCCGCCGTTCCTGCCCCAGTCCGTTCGATGGCTCCAGTAGTGGACAACGCCGCAATAGCCGACAAGTCTGAATCATAGACTTGAACGTCAGTACCAGGAACCAAAGATAAAGCTTCCTGTCCCTGACTAGTTGTTATGGCCCCTAAAAGGTCTTTACCAATTGAACTCAAGCCATAATATCCCAAATTAGATTCGGGATCTACCCCATCAGCTACAAGTACTTGTGTGGGTGACGCTATTAGTTGCCTTATTTGTTTATTCGCCATATTTATATTTAGTTCCAAATAAGTTGTTTATTAGTATCCCACTCTAAATTAGTAGTTTCCCAAATAATAAGTCCTGTAACAGTTTGACTTACTGTACCAGTATTTTTAGGTTTGTTAATTTTAATGTTTAATTTTAGCATTGGTACGCCCAGCCCCCACCTTCAGATAAAGCACTAGCCGTAATAGAGGTTACTCGTTTATTACCAAATAAAAGGCGCTGTCCTGGTGCTAATACTGTTATAGTACCTTCAAATCCAGTTAAACCACTAATGTTAGATAAGCTTAAATTACCTACACCATCAGCCTCAACAAGGAAAAAGTCACCCGTAATAGTCTGTCCTGGGCTAATTTTGATGGGGCCATTTCCCCCATAATCGAGTTCACGCTTAAACATTTTTTTATCTTTAATTTAGTTGCTTAATTTTCAGTTTAGCATCCTCTAGACTTAACTTGTCCGTGGTGCTATTGTTGGATTTTTTGTTGTAGTGATTTCTTACAGCATCCGTATAATAGATTGCTTGTTTTAAATCACGAAAAGTACCAATCCTGTGTTGCTTATTATCTAAAGTAATAAAAGCTTGATAAGAAATATCTTTGTAGGGACGAATGCCAATGTATTCAGTCTTACGATTAAGTTCTTTAGAAAAGTTTTTAGCCTCTTCTATAGTCATTAAACCTGTATTTTCAGGAGAGTTTCTTGCCCCCGGATTCTCCCCCATAAAGTAGTAGTTAGCAACAGAGTCATAAACAAACTGTGCGGTTTCTAGCTCATCTTCAGGGTAAGTACCAAGTAAATGACATTTACCTTCAATATAAATCTTAGCTTGCCATTTCTTTTCACGTTTAAGCCAAGTGATTCCAACCCTACCTGTTGTTTGTTTAATAAATTCTGCTTGACTAATACCTTCAAAGAGTTTTTCTTTTTTGACTTTGTTTTTATCATGTGGTTTTTGAGGATACTTAGCTAACACTTCTTCCATAGATAATTTATCTTGTGTGGTACCTGAGTTTCTCAAACCATAATAGTTTCTTAAAGCATCTGAAATATAAATAGCCTCTTCTTTAGTTGGAATACCCCCAAAGTTATACTCTTTCTTTTCGACATTAATTCTTATAATCCAATTTGTACCTGAAAAACGAATACCTTTTGGTGTTGTTTGTTGTGCAATTTTTAATCTAGCTTCTTCTAGGCTTAACTTATCTTCGGTTGTTTGATTGTTTGTCAGATTATAAAAGTTACGTGTCGCGTCGGCATAGTAGGCAGCTTCTTCAGGTGTATCAAAAGACCCTAAATACTCTGTTTTTCGGTCTAACACAATTGAAGCCGAGTATTTACCACTTTTAGTTTGATTAACACCAATATAGCCATTTTTATTACGTTCTTGTTGAATCTTAGTACGTGCATCCTCAAGACTACAAGTAAAGTCAGGAGTGTCGTTTACATCTAATCCATAGTAAGCAGCTACTCGATCATGCCAAAGAGCAGCTTCTTTTTCATTTTCAAAGCTACCTATAAAACTGTAAGTGTCTAAATTAACAAAAGCTATAAACCTTTCATCTCTCTTATTGTAGGAAAGACCTATATAACTAGAATACTTAGACCTTTTTATTGGGTGAAGTTTTTTGGAAATGCTACGGATTTCTTTAATGGTTAAAGGTTCTGCTTCATGATGTTTTACAGTTTTTAGGCCAAGTGATTTAGCGGCACTATCTCTATAAAATACGGCTTTATCATAATCCTCAAAACAAGCAACATAAATATTTTTTGAAGATTTATCTAAAAGAAAAATCCTAAACCTTTTTAGTTCACTATTCCAAGAAACCCCAGAATAATGAGACCCATAAAATGTTTTATTGATTACTTTTTTAGATATAGTTTTAGCTTTATTTATAGAAAAAGTATTTACACCAGGAAAATTAGTTACAGGTTGGTCTTCATAATATCTAGCCAAGCAATCATATACTTTCAGAGCTACTTCTTTTGACTTAAAAGAGGCAATAAACTTACCTTTATATACTGTCACCCACCTTTTTGAGTTTGGGTTTTGATGTACTCCTATAGTGCCATTCTTTTCTAGAAGTTGTTTACGTATGTAGTTAGTACCTAATGTGTCTTCCGCACTAACAACATTAGTAAGAACGTTACCTTCCTCTCGATAAAAGTTAATCCAGAACTCTTCTTCTCTGGTTATATTTTCAAAATCACCACAAAAAATTACTTTTTGTATTGGAGTGGAGCCTAAACGTTTAAGTTTATTTATCCAGTTTGTTTTATGATTAACACTTTTGTCCCTTAGATGCTGTTTGAATCTTACTTTAGGGTCTACAGACTGACCTACATATCTAACTTGCTTAGTAAAAGGGTCGTTAAGTGTATAAATATAACTTACAGCACAACTTGAACAAGACATAAAAATAGGGATTCCCTTAACTGGTTATCCCTATTTTAGCTTATCCTAAGTTATTTGTAAGTAGGTATAATTACCTAAGCTGAGACCTTTTGCGAGTAAAATTGCTTCGGGTCACTGAATACAGGCAACATGGTAGCAGTTGTTACGGTCACGTCAACCGGAGGAACCTTAGACTTCTCATAGGTTACTACATAAACACCTTCTTTACCATTATTCTCAAGGGTTGGCCCCATAGCACGTTCACCCATGTTCTCCTTCACAAACACAAAACGGTCAGTGTTGAGGAAGCGGGTTTTAACCAAGCTCTTATCAGCCAACTCGTTGCGGAACTGTTCATCAAAAGTCTTGATCGGGGGAATACCACGGGCTTCAAGAATAGCACCTAACATTGCGGGACTAACCGTACCAACTTGAGTAACAGTCAGACTAGATGCCGAATCCTTAGTAGATTGCTGCTGCATCAAAAGATTGAGCAGCTTACGACTCATGTAGATGTAATCCGGTGCAAAACCATTGGTATCTACATACTGGTCAACAGCATCATAAAGATTCTGAACACCATTTGCCGTAGCCAAGGAAGTCCAAATATGAGTTTTATCAATCGTAGACCCACCCGTACCCACTAGAGCATCGGGGAAATGTAGATCGCCACTAGCATAAAGACCTGTAGCCGTATCACCATAAGGGTTTAAGTAGCTGATCTCAGTTTTCACGCCAGTACGGGGGTCAGTACGCAGCACCTTACCCGTTTGCAGAACTTGCCAAGTCATATGGTTTAGCAGTTCAACTTGAGCCATAGCAAGTTGCTGAATCGTACCAAAGATGAAAGATGCCAAATCCGCATTAGTAGCAACAACTTTTCCGTTTTGATCGCGGGAGCGGTTGACAGTAATACCTTTAAAAGCAGCTTCTTCCATAGCTTCTTTCATGTGCCACTGATACTCCTCATCCCACACATAGGCGAGAGAGGTTTTCAGCATTTCAGCCGTGATTTTGCGGAAGGTTCCGTGTTGAGTCACAGGGGGTTCAGCACCATAGGCAAGCACAGAAGCTACGGTGTTGATTTGTTCCATCACATAAGCCAAAAACTTACGAGAAGTGTAGGTTTTAAGAGGAACATAGGGATCGAGAATAGTCGTATCGCGACGTTTTAGGTCACTCAACGTATCTTCAATCACTTGATCGGCCATTTTGTTCTGGTGGGCCTGATTCAACCATTGGGCAATGTATGCCATAGATATTAATTTCTCCTTAATTTTTATGGATTTAAATGAATTTAATACGAGGGAATTGAGCAACCAACCGACCATTAAGGTATGGTAGTGCTACAGAGTACACACGATCAGCACGGTCAATAGCCTTGAGAGTTTGTACGGGACGATCTGTAAAGTCAACGGAATGATTATACAAACCATAAACTTGCTCAACTAGCGTACCAATATGACCACCCACCGACACAGCTACGGCAGCATTAGCACCCAAAGTAATTGTACGGTTCGCAAAATCAATTGCAGAAATCGTACCAATAAGACGCGGGGTATTAACGAGTTGGGTAGTGGCAACCAAAGTACCATCACCCGCCGTATTAGAACTAACACTAATAGTAAAGACTAGACCTTTAGAAAAGACTTTGATCTGACCCGCAGTACCTACTTCAAACCGAGCATATTTTGCCAGAGGATTCGAAGAAGAATTGAGTGCAGCCACAATCTCATCATCAAGAGCAGCTAGGTTGGCCCCCACCTGAGTATGTGTGTAACTAACGTCAATACCAAGACTAGGCTCAGAAAAACGAATAGTTGCCGTATCACCCGCCGACCAAGTAGCAGCAGCAGTAATCAAACCTTCGGGTTCAGTTGCATAAAGTACATCACCCACTTTAAACACTTCAGGCATATTAACTTTTACCTGAGTAGAGTTAGTGGCAACAGCAGTTTCACGCACATAATCGGCAGGTAGAAAACGGTCAACGCCTGCAACTTTAGCTAGAAAAAGACCCGCAGGTACAGACTTTTTGCCGTATTGATCATAACCCACATTGTCAGAACTAACGTTGACGCTTGCTTCGGCATTAAAATAAATGCTGCCTACAATTGCCTTGTCCTGATTAAAAGGGCGTTGGATATTCCAGTAAGACATATTTTTAGATATTCTCCTTAATTAATTTGATATTTTAAAGACCTAGAAGGTCAACCATTTCGCGGGACTGAAGTTCAACAGTATCTTCATCCATTCCAAACTCATAAGTACGCTGATTATCTTGGGCAAAATCAGTAGGCACTTGAGCAGAGAAATAGGATTCATTTACCATAGGGCCAATCTCAGAAAAGATATTGAGTGCAAATTCAATGCACTTGAGGTATTCGGCAGGAGTAGCGTCAAACTCTTCACAAGCCGCAGAGAAGTTAACAAAACGACCCTTATCAGATTGACCAAAGAGTAGTTCGTGAACATGAGGAGATAAGTAGCCTTGATCCACCATCGCATTACCAATCTCTACATATTCATTTAGAGCATCAGTAATTACTTGACGGCTATAAAGAACTTCAGCTAGAGACTCATCAGTCTCTTCTTCATCTTCATCGTCGTCGTAATATTCATCTTCATCCTCATCATAAATATCATCGTCGTAGTCATCTTCTACGTCTTCATAATATTCATCATCAGCGTAGTCATCTTCTACGTCATCTTCCTCAAGCAACATATCATACATTGCAGCGGCAGCGTTATATAGACGAGCATGGTCAACTTCATCTTCAGACAGTCCAGTTAAAGCGTCTACAACCTCTTCAGAGGGTAGAATCTCACCAGTCATAAGGCCAACCACACCTTCTTCATCTACATCAAAACCTAAATCCACAAGGGCTTCAGTCAAACCGGCCACAGCAGAAGGAAGGTCTTCAAAAACCTCTTCGCAAAGAGCAAGCAATTGTGCACCAAACGGGTTCTCTACAGTAGCAGAAGAAAATTCAATTAGGTTTTCATAACCTCTGTAAAAATTCATAGACATATTAAACAATTAACTCCTTTTCAGTTATATTAGCATTTGTTTTTTAGTTACAAGACAAAACCAATTGTCTTTTTAGCATAGCGAGAGAAATCAGATTCTCTTTTTCCTGTAGGATAAGGACTATTAGAATTAGAATTAGATCCTACTACAGTATTTGCAGTTTTTTTATTATTTAAATATTTTTCTTTAGCATCTTCTTCCTCATCTTCCTCACTTTCAGTTAATTCAAACATTTCTTCCAATTCAGAAAGAAAATATTCAATAGCCTGATAGGAAGCTTCAATGGGATCAACTTGCTGTGCAGCTAACTCTTCTTCACTTGCATTATACAAAGAGTAAAGAATTTCAAATAGTTCCTGGGTGAGTTCTTCATACTCCTCTTCTTTCTTTTCGACACCATTTTTAATATCGCGAAGCTGTTCGAAAGAGAAAGCTTTTTTGCCCATAGTCGCTGCGTCAGGCATCATTTCAAACGTAATAATATTGTCCATTTCTGTGCCCGATTGTGAAAACAGTGCAGGGCCGATAATGGCAGGTGTTGGTGTGGCAGATACCTCAATAAAAGATTCTGTTAAAGGATCTAGGCCAGGACTTAAGGTATTAATAATCTTAGCCTTAACATCTTCAATAGCTTTTTTAGATTTAATAACTACATTATCTGCAAAAACTCCAACACGACCAATTAAATGGCGAAATTTCTTATTAGGCAAATCATCTTCTGTAATAACTTTGGTATAAAGCAGGGATTCTACATCGCCAATATTAAAATCCTGCGTTTTTTTATGATCCATTTGTACAGGTAGACGGCCACCCATTTCAAGATGCTTATTAGTATTCTGCACAAATTTCTGAATACGTTGGGGGTCAAATAAATGCTCACGCCCCATCGAGTCTTTGTGCTTTCCTTCGACAAAAATTAAAGCGGCCTTGGCTAGTGCTTCAACTTCCCCACTAGCCGATTCTACTAACGAAAAGTTAAGTAGGGGTAACAATGATGTTGCTTTTGTCATTTATATTTGACTCCTGTTATTGATTATTGATTATTTGATTCCAATTCTTTAATTCTAGTACGGATTTGTTCTTGCACTCTTAACATCAACTCATATTTACTTTGTACGTAGTCGGCGTAACCTTTATTAATGATACTTAGTACTGGAGATACATTTTCACCTTCGCCATACACACGCATTACATTTGAAGCCTCATCAATCCTTTGTTTAATAGTATTGTATTCAGACTCACCATCATTTAATCTGCGTACTGCAATTTTAAGATCATAAGGTTTATTTTTACCAATATATTTTTTATTAACTTTACTAATTACATTTTGTATTTGAAATTCTAGATCTTTTAGTTCAGGTAACTCATAGTTAGCAGTATTATTAATAACATTACGCAAGTATTCTCTAGCCTCATTAATGTCGTCTTGATTTGCAAGTGGGTCAAATTGTAAGTTATCTAATTCTTGCCTTGCATCTCTTATAAGATTTTGCCTAAATGAATCTATATTAAAGTTTTCAAAGAAATTTTTTCCATAAATATCAGGATCAAACTCACGTAAATCATCAAAATCATTACGTAATCTATTAGCCAAATTGTCTAATTTTATTTGATTTTCATAAAGTTTAACACTAGCCCTTTCAACTTCAGACCTTGCAGCAGTACCAAACTGAGCAGCAACATCACCCCAAGTTTCGGCAGGTAAAGCATCATAATCAACATTTCGGAAATATTCAAAGTTATTGGCAAAACCCTCTAGTCCAGCTTGAATTTCGGCAAGCTCTTTGCGTGTTTTGATAATTAAAGCTCGATCTATTGCACTTTGTTCATCATCAATTTTTAAATTTTCAGCCCATTGATCTAGTAGTGCAATTTCTTCATTAACCTCTTGACGCATTTGCTCTAATATTTCTTTTCGACCTACTACTCCTAACGCAGTTTCTAATCGTCTTCTCGACAATAACGTAGGTGAACCAAATCCAGGCTTAAACTTAACTTGCAAAGCATCTGGGCTAAAATTTTGAATTTGACGTACATTTTTTAAATCAAGACCTCCTGCCAAACCTTTATTATTACCCAGAGCGGCTTTAACAATAGCATCGTACTGAGGAACAATATTGCCGTTAATATTTTGATTAATCCTATTAACTACCGCTTGTACTCCTATTCGACGTCTTTCTATAGGAGTTAATCCTGAAGCCCCTAATAGGCTTACAAGTTCCTCCTCCGATAGACTATTTAAAACTGCTACATAGTCATTAATATTTTGAGTTTGTTTTGCAAGAGCTAATAAATCTCCTCCGGGGTCATTAGTTTTTGGTAGTTTGCTTAAATCTGGTAAAGGTTTATCGGGAGTAGCCTCGTCAACTAATTGATCGCGTAGTCCTTGAGGGATATTATTAATAACAGAATCAATTGCACCTAACGCTGTTGCAACTTCTGCGGCTGTGGCATCGGCAGCTTTCTTACCTAGTTTTATTCCAAGATAATTACGTAAAGCTCCAGCTAAGTTAGATTTCGAAAAGAAATAGAGCATGGCACCAAAACCCAATACCATACCTGACCCAAGTAATAGTGCTGTTAATGACCTATCATTCTTCTTGATATCTTCTGGGTCAAGTATTAGCTTGCCATCTTCAAACCTAGTCCCTTTTTCACGTAATTTATTAGCAATAAAACGATAACCATCGGCAAATAAGTCGGCAAAGTCACCAACCTCCCTTATGGATTTACGAGTTAAAAATTCATTTTGCCTTGACTGCTTACTAATAATATCGTTGATACGAGCATCATCAACTGCACGAAGTTTACCTTTACCTTTACGTAAGCTTCTATTAATAGATGATTTTTCTATCTCTTTAGAAACGTTTAATTTATATTTTTTAGCTAATTCGTTCTCCTCAATCTTTTCTTTTACATCATCTGTATAGATTGGTAGTAGGAAGCTTCGGCAATTATGCGCTACAATACCATTAGCAATGTTTATTCCAGAAGCATCTTGAACATGATAGACGAAACCCTCATACTCTTCTACAACAATATTGACAATCTTGGATCTCTTGACCTGCATATCACTAGGCTTAAAGGAAAAATTACTTTGAGCGAGGAGATCATTAAAATCTTTATTAGTTTTTACTCTTTGGGTGTTGGCATGAGAAAAATGGCCGAGAAAATCGGTGTAGACAAGAGTGTTATAAAACGTGTTTTGACTGAAAACGGACAAAGTATCCGTAAAGGTTCCGAGGCCCAGAAGATCCTCAGCACAAGGTATTCTCCCGAACAACGTAGGCAAAGAGTAGCTGCGGCTAATCAAGCCAGCCGAGAACGGGAGTATACTTTGATTGAACTCATTCGTCGTGCCCAAACACGTTTTAGAAACCAAAGCTTCACCAGTGGACTCGAAGATAGGGTTTATCAAAACCTCGTCAATCTCGGTTTCAATAATATTCTTAGACAAGTTCCCTGCGAAAGGTTTAATATTGATTTTGTTATTGGTGACTTGGCTATCGAGATCCAAGGTGGGAATTGGCATAATACTATTACTGACCGGGACACTGAAAAGATTAAAAAGATCCTCGACACAGGGTATAGAGTCCTTATAATCTGGGACAGAGATTACTGTAGAATCACCCAAGAAGGTGTCAAAAACATAATCTCCAATTTTGAGGTTTTCTGCTCGGACAAACCCATTGGTAGTAAGTATGGGGTGTTCTATGGTACAGGAGAGACTATTTCCATGTTCTGTATAGAAAGTGACAGCCTTCCCTTTATACCTCTTTCGCATAAGCATCTCAGGACTAATACTGGCGACCTTTGTATTAGGTAAATAAGCATTAATATGCGCGGGAGGCATCCAGAAAGTTATACCTTCTCTCATTGCATACTGACGGTTCGAAGGAGAATATTCTGGTTCTTCTGTGATTGGAAAAAATGTGCGGGTAAAGCTCTGTACTAGTAATTGGTTAAGTGGGTATATTTTTTTATGTAAACTTTGGCAGAATACTGTTGTTTTATTATCTAAAGTAGCTGTGTATTGTACATATCTCACACCATTATCTAAATAGACCTGTAATCTACCTAAGTTATAGGCAGCAGAAATTTCCGTTGTTGCAATTGACGTAGCCCGTTGCATCAACTTAGTATCGTTGTTTAAACTAGCTTGTTCTAGTTTTTCTTGCAGTCGTAGTAGGTGTGCCGAGTTTAATCTAAGTTCCCCATTAGGGCCAACTTCAGCTTTTTGCACTGCCCAGTTGTATGCTTTTTCACCAATCGTAGCTTTTAGTTGCTGTATTTCTTGGGGTGTTAGGGTTGCTCGACGAGTACGGTCAAAATTAGCTAAACCTTTTGGGTTATTTTTAGCCTTTTCCTTTAAAGATTCTAATTTTTTTGGATCTAACTCTAATGTTTTACCCCCTTCAAAAGCATAATCGTCAAGCAAATCAAACCTATCAGGGTCAATAACTTGCTCTGCCTGGTCAATTCTTCTGTAAGCGGCTGTCTTTTGGTCATCCAGTTTCTTTAAATCCTCACTAGATAACCCGCCTTTTTCTTCTTTTTCTTCTAATTTAATAAGTTCTCTTTGTGAGTTTATATAAATTAACTCATCTTTAGTAAAACCCGTTTTACTAGTAGCTACTCTATTTTCGTATCTTTCTAAGTATTCTGCGTTACTAAAACGTAGACGATCTCTTTTTACTCGAACAGTATTACGTAAACGGTTTACCTTAGCAATATCTTCAGGTTTAGCTAGGTTTTTTTGTATTAGTTCAATAACACCTTTACCACTAACTCCTGTGTCAGAAGCAAATCCTACAACTCTACTTTTAATATCAGCTTCTTGACTCTTTTTCAAGCCATCTTTAATAGTAAGAGCACGTTGATTTAAATATCTTTGAAAGAAAGAATTAGTTTCGGGATTGTTGTCGAAAAGAGATGGGTACTCAGTATTTAAAGTGATAAAGCGTTCACGATTACGCTTATCTTCCATACGATAAATACTTCTTTTTAATGCTTGGTCTGCCTTCTCAGGGGGTTGTAAAGTAACAGTGTTAAATTTGTCAACACTAATCTTAATACCCTTAGATGTTAGTTCTTTTCTAAGATCATTAATTCGTACTGTATCTTTTGGATCGTTGCGTTTTAGTAAATCCTGTAATAATTTTTTTGTCCTCCTTATTTCAGGCGTATTAATGGATATTTCACCCTTAACTTCAGGGATATCCTGCTCAAGCCTATCCCGTTCAATTTGATATTTATTTTTACGAACTTGCTTGTTGCCGCTATTTTTAGGAGTAGCTTCTACTTTTATCTGATTACCCTTAAAACTGACAGGTTTACCATAAATAGCAGATAAATTAGCCTCTGCATTATTGAGCTTGGCTTGTTCTGCTCGACTTCTATCATTCTCACTTTTGGCCAAAATAGCTTTTAGTTCGGGAGAATTTATAATCTCTTTAACTCTTGGGTCATCTTTAGTAACCTTTTGTTTTTTAGATTTACTTGGGGCTTGCGTTTTAGTAGCAGGCTGCACCTCGGTTGCCCTTGCCATCAAACGCTCTGTTGCAAGTTCCTCGATGTTTGGTACGTCCTTGCGAATTTTCGCATTGGATCTCTGCAAACCTTTGATTTCATCTTGCATCTGGCGTACATTAGCCGCATACCCAGGATTGTTCTCGATACGCCTAATATCAGCTTTTAGTTCATTAATTTTTTGCTCACGACTCATAAACTCATCAATAAGTTTGACAGGTGTGATTTGTGCTAATTGCTCTTTTTTTTCACGTAATTGCTTTTGCAGTGGTGTTTCAGATTTACCAGATAAACCTCTAAACTGACCTAATTTTTTCTCAATTGCTGCAATTTCTTTTCTTAGCTTTTCCTCCTCCGACTCCTCAAACTCAATGACATCCAGGGTGTTTGTCATAAAGTTCGAAAAAGAAAATGTGGAAGCTAAATCCGCCTTTTTACCTTTTTGCTTGCTTAGGTTTGCAATGTCCGTCTTGGCATCTTGTGTCCCGTTATAGAAACCTCGCCAAAAGCAAGCCTTAATGGTTTCAACAATGTCATCACCTAGCTGCTTAACCTTATCTTTTCTCTTTTCGACAATCTCAGCCCGCGTCTGCTCCTTGACTAACTGAAATAAGTTAGCTGCCATAATGGAAGCTTCGGCATCTTGCTGGGCCTGTATTTTGGCGTAGTTAGGTTCGTACATAAAGTTTGTGTAGGGGTGTTGACACTCGGAAGGGTTGTGCTAATATAACTAAAGGAAAGAAAAACAGCCAAGAGCCGTCAACTTCCTTATTACTACATTGATTCAATTATAAAGGAAAACAAACAAATGTCTAATACTACCCGCTCCGAAATGATCCGCGCTACCCAACGCATTGTTAACAACGTAGCTAAAGGTCATGTAAACCTGACTGATAGTGCTTATATTTTTGATGAAGTTGTTGCGCTGATTGCTGCACAATTGGTTGAAAATGGCGGACTT